GCATATGATGGAGGGGGTAGGGGGTGTAATAATTGCTTGTTATAAAGGGAAAAGGTTGGGTACCCTTGACGCTAAAATACGATAGGAGACGGGATACAACAAAGTGTACTGACAGGTATTGACAGTTGTACTGACAGGTGCTATATTATTGTCATGACAGACACAAAGATACAGATAAGGATAACGGGGGAGGAGAAAGAGCGTTGGAAGGGGCTTGCGGAGGGTTTAGGTATGACATTAACAGATTTTATCAAGATGAAGGTGAACGACGGTGTCATGACGGAAGAGGAAGAGTTGGGGGAAGATGTCATGACAGGGGAGAAGGAGTTTAAGACGTATTTTAAGAAGTAGTTAAATTAAGTATAGTAGGATTATGATACAGCCGATAGGATACAGGGCGTTAATAAAGCAGGTTCAGGAGGGCAAGACGAAGGGTGGGTTAATATTACCAGAGAACGTGAGTGGTCAGCGGGGTATTTTGGGGGTAGGGGAGGTGGTAGCGGTAGGTAAGAGTAGTAGGGTGAAGGTAGGAGACAGGGTGTATTACAGGAAGATGGCGGGTAATGAGGTAGAGATAGACGGGGAGAAGTACAGTTTAGTAGCGACTAAGTTTATAGCGGCAAAAGAGGATGGAAGTAAGTAAAGCTTACACAAGGCAGAGTAAGGAGGAGTACGAGAAGTATTTAAGGGAGTACGAGAGGATATTTGGCAAGAAGGACAAGGGTAATAAGTTGAAAAAGAAGGGGGACAAGGAGTAATTTTATATTATAAACTGCTCAAATGTTGGTACAATGGAGATACAAGATAGTAAGGCGTTTTGGTAGAAAAGACGGTGAGATAATTGTTGGTTCTCAGGTGAGAAAATTTATGAAAATGAAGCCTCGTCCAGCGGGGCTTTTTCTTTACAAGCCCAGTAAAAGGAAGTATGATTATGTAGACTACACAGGTAGGTTTAAAGGGCAAGATGTGGACGTTAATATAAACACCTGTTACCTAGAAACTTTAGGAGTAATTAAGTTTGTTAAAAAGGTAGATTGTGACAGAGACAGTTTTACTTAACAAAATCAAGGCTTACAAGGAGGCTACAGGGCTTACCAAGTGGGACGACAAGAGTATTTCCAGGGAGTGCAGGAGGTTAGAGAACAAGTTAGGGGTAGAGAGAATAGAGCCCAAGCAGTATAAGATGTTGCGCAAGATTGCCGAGGACTTAAAGATAGGTGAGGACGTAGATTTGAGTGCTGCGGCGCGTTGGGCTGGGTATCCAGACTGGCAGGTAAAGCGCCCTGAGACTTCTATTTTAAGGAATATAGACAACCGATTGTTCAACGAGCTTGTGGGAATTAACCGCAACGAGATAGAGATGGAACTTATGAAAGTGCTAAAACAGGACGATAATTTGGCCGCTAAGAACAAGGCTATAGACCTAGCGGCGAGAATATCGGGAATGAGCGAACCTGACAAGGGTTTTCAGATTAATATTGTGAACGACGGGATTACCGTTGCAGACTAATGGGAAAGAAAAGAGTTTATACTATAACCGAGGTCAACAGGGAGCCGTCACTATTTCAAACAGCGGTACCCTTTGATATTACGGTACACGGGGAAGTTGTAGCTACAGTAATAAGTCCTAAGGCAGGAACGTGGAGGGAGTGTGAAAAGTGTGGGGAAAACACTCAGAATATAATAGAGTTCCAAGACAAGGAACTAAGGTGGCAGAAGATAATTTTATGCGACAAGTGTGCTAATGAACTTCTCTGAAAAGGTAAAGTGTGACAGGTGTAAGGGAGTCTTTTTAAGGGGTCAAACGCTTATACTGGCGACCCCTAAGGGGCGTTTTAGACTCTGTAGGGGCTGTTATGCGGCGTATTCCACTGCAAAATTAGACGACGAATACCAGGAAGCTAAAAAGGCAACCTCTCTTTACAACCTAAAGGGAACAACCGACGCATACAACATAATAAAAGAGAAGGAGAAATTTATTAAAGACTTAAAAGAAGGAAAATGGCTCAACACAAAATAGAAATAAAAGACCTAAACATTTACTTTGACGGTAAGTCTGTCTACGAACCCTTGCCACAACAGCGCAAATTTCACATGTCCCCTGCTAAGTACAGACTACTAGGTGGAAGTGTAGGAGGGGGAAAAACTATAGGACTAATAGGGGAAACTGTTATGAGGTGTATGAAGTACGATTTTCCTATAACAGGGGCGATTTTCAGGCGTTCTTACCCAGAATTGGAGGCTACTATTATAAGAACAATGCTTAATATGTTGCCTACATGGTTTTACAAATATAATCAACAGCAGCACATTATGACCCTAAAGAACGGGTCTATTATAGAGTTTTGTTATGCTGAGAGCGATAATGACGTAGTGAGGTATCAGTCGCGAGAGTGGGACTTTCTGTGCGTGGACGAGTTGACACACTTAACCGAGTTTCAGTTTGCCTATTTAATGTCACGTGTTAGAACCACCAAGCCTATGAATACTAAGTTTTTTGCGGCTACCAACCCAGGTGGTCCAGGACACAACTTTGTGAAGGAAAGGTGGATTACAAGGACTTGTGAGGCCGATAGTTACGACCCGAAGGAGTATGATTTTATTCCTGCGGGAGTAAGAGACAACCCGTATCTTATGGAGAACGACCCAGACTACCTAAAGAGCCTTGAAATGCTCCCTGAGAAGGAAAGGAAAGCCCTCTTAGAAGGAGACTGGGATATATATGAGGGAGTCTTCTTTCCAGAGTGGAGTCACACTAGACATGTTGTAGACGATTTCGATGTTCCTGAAGACTGGCAACTCATTCTGGGGTGGGATGATGGGACTCGTGAGCCAAGAAGTGTGCACCTTTACGCTGTGGATAATGACCAAAGGGTGTGGTGTATCTGGGAGTATTATGAGAAGGAGGAGAATTTAAGTACTGCGGCGGACAATATAAGGCGCAAATTAAAGGACGCAGGGTATTGGGGGAGGATTTACAAGTGTGTAGTAGACCCTAGTATGAAGAGGACGGACAGCCAGACTGGACTAAGTAGTGTGGAAGTTTTAGAGAGTATGGGGTTTGGGTTTCAGTGTGGGAGTGTTGAATTAGGTAATAACAACAGGGTTGAGGGATGGAGAGTCATGAAAAGTTATCTTTCACACAAGCCTTACGAAGAACCCTTGTTTAAAGTTTTCAAGAGTTGTGATAATATGATAAGAACAGTTCCTAAATTGACTTACCATCAATATAGGTCTGGAGAAGGTAGTAAGAAGGAGGACCTAGATACGAAACAAGAGGACCACTGTTTGATAGGAAGTACCCTTGTAGACTTACCTACAGGACAGAAGCCAATAAAGGACTTAGTGGGTACAACTGGTATGGTTATTTCTGTTGGTGGTTTTTATGACTATTATAATGTGAGGAAAACAGGACGGGAGAGAGTTTATAAGGTAGTCTTCGATGACGGAACCTCTATACAGGCCACACAAGAACACCCATTTTTAACCAGTGATTTTCAGTGGAAGTCTTTAAGAGACTTAAAGGTTGGTGATAGAGTTCTTGACAATAGGTCAAAGGGGCTGATACAATTAGATACACATGAGACCAAAAGTAATAAGTCCGACAATACAGGAGTTTCTAGGAAGGCGTTATTACAAGTGTTCGAAGTATTTTCAAAAGGATGGAGAGCGATTACACAGAAAGGTCTGGGAACACCATTATGGGAAGATTCCAGGTGGTTATCATATACATCACAAGGATGGGAATTTAAGCAACAATCAGCCAGAGAACTTGCAGAAGATGAAAGCGGGCAAGCATCTTTCTTATCACTCCGAGAATATGAGCGAAGAAACAAAGGCCAAGATAGAAGAGCACAGGGACAAGATAACAGAGGCGGCAAAGGAGTGGCACAGTTCACCAGAGGGAAGGGAGTGGCACAGTCAGCATGCGAAGGAGATGTGGGAAAAATGGGAGTACTTGGAAAAGGTCTGCGAGTTCTGTGGGAAGAGATACAGGACAAAGCATCGTGGGATTTCAAAGTATTGTCATCCAAACTGCAAGGCAAAAGCAAGACGAAGAAGATTAAAGAAATCCAAAGGGGTAAAATAGTAGATGTTTACAACATGGAGGTAAATAATGTAAACTGTTTTTCAGTAGAAGGAGGGGTTATAGTGCACAACTGCGCCGATGAGGCACGTTATACACTAATGTCATTAGATAGGCTTCCTTCTCGATTTGAGAGTAGTTCTAGTATAAGTATTAAGAAAAGAGAATATACTCCCAGGTCGGTGTATTAAATAAATTATTATAAGTAGTAGAATGAATAAATATCATGTCTATCTAGCTGATAACTGGACGAAAGACGAGCCATTCACAACAGAATGGGACTACGAGTTAATCGGCGACAAATTAAGGGCAGAGTTTGATGAGTACTTTGCCGAGCAAGAGAAGCTTGCTAATGCTGGTATGGGTAAGACCAGACAGTTACTTAGGGGAGAATACATTAAGAAATTTATGATTACCAAGAGGATAAACCTTGTGGACAACCCTGCAAACGGGAATCTTAAATCCGTGTTTGTGTTAAGGGTTGGGGAAAAGAAACTTATTGATGGAAGGGCCAAGAAATCATTAGCCTCCAGGTTTGAATACAAAGAGAGAAAAGATTTGGAAGGTGTGGTAACAGCGAGTGAGGGTTTTATGAAGTTTGATTTGATTGAGGGAAGTGAAGAGGCTGAGGGGGTTGCTAAGAAGCCTTTCAAAGTTGACGGAAATGATATACAATATTTTCAAGAGGAGACACCTGAAGTCGAACAAGAAGAAAAAGAGGAAGAGACTTTTGTGTGCGAAGAGTGTGGGAAGTCCTTTGATAGTAAGAGGGCACTACATGCGCATAGTTTAAGTCATAAGAAATAACAACCATGTCAGGAAGAATAAGAACAGGAATCGCAATATCGACCGATAGTATGCCAGCAGCTTTTTATAAGTGGTTTGATGATATTAAAGAAAAGTACGAATTTCGCACAATGGAAGTCAAGAACGGAGAAGTTCAGGTAGTTAGAGTACGAACACCCATAGAAGGAATACGAGTGGTTGAACATTTAAAGTATGGGAAGATTATCTCGGACAGTTCTGGGGAGTTCTTAGAAAGGACTTTCATCCCAAGGTATAGTAGAGAGAGGGACGAAATCGTACTGGAACAATAATATAAACAAAACAAACCATGGACAAAAAGGACTTGCCAAAGAAGCGCTATACAGCGGCTGAGGCGGAGAAGATTGAGAAGGTTCGTAGCGATTTTAATGCAGCTAAAAAGTCAAGACAGAATAACTCTTATTGGGGCGCTCCTTCAAGGAATGGGGATTGGGAAAAAAGGTGGGAACTTCATGAGAAGATAGATTTAGGGTGGAGTGAGCCTACTAAACAGGACGAGTTCGAAAGTAATGTTAAATCTCCAATGACCTCAGGAAGAATAGAGGCGACCATGCAGAAGTTAAGAAAGCTTAATCTGCAATTTACTGTGCGCCCTGACGACATACAAGACCCCAAGGACAAGAGAAAAGCAAAGGTAGTTCAGGAACTGCTTAATAACTTATTCCAGAGAAGAGAGTATAAGGCACGAATGATGACTTGGTTTAAGGACTGTTTAACACACGGTTCTGCTTTTATGCACGTTTATTATCTGCGTAAAAAGAGAGAGGTTCAAATGCCGAAGGTCAATACCAAGGAAATGTCCGAAGAGGAGATAGAGAAGTTACAAAACAAAGAGAAGGTTTATGAGAAAGAGACAATTTATGATTACGATGATATAGCCTTTGAGCCTGTTAAGATACAGGAAATTTATGTAGACCCAAGTGCAAGAAACTTCCACGGTACGAGTTATGAAGCGCAGTTTATTATAAGAAGAATGTTGCCTTCTTTGGCACAGTTTAAGGCTATGTATTCCAGCGACCCTGATGCTAAGAATGTAAGTAAGGTAAGACCCGCTTCTCATTATGTGGGAGAGAATACTGACTTCTTTGAACCACCAACAGACGTGGACAACGATGATTATGTAGAGGTTTTACACTATTATAATAAGGCAGATGACAGGTATATAGTTGTGGCAAACGACGTTCTTATTAAGGACATGCCGCTTCCTTACAAGCACAAGCAACTACCATTTGTAAAGATTGATGCCTACGAGGTACTTCACCAATTCTATGGAATGGGTATACCTGACAAACTAATGAATATACAGAGTGAAGAGGAAATCCTCAAGAATCTTGTTTATGATAGGCTTCACATTACTGCAAATCCTATAGTAAAGGTGAAGAAAACTATCTATGGGGAGTTTAGTAAGGCCTACCAGACAGCAGAGCCAGGGCTTATGATACCAGTAAATAACCAAGACGACGTAATGCCGCTTGAGTATCAGACTATGAATTTTGATATGTTTAGGGGGATTGACGCTCTCAATAGGGATGCAGTTTTAGCTACACAGATAGACCCAATTCAGATGGGGGTAAATCAGAAGTATGTATCCGCTACAACGAGTATGCTTACTAAGGAGCAGATGGATGGATATATTACTTCCTTGATAGAAACATGGACTGAACCGTTGAATATAGCTGCAAGACAGATAATTTCTCTTATGAGTCAATTCTATACAATGCCTAGAGTGGATGCAGCAGGGAAAGCGGCGAAGGGTAGGCAGGTGAGATTATTAGATATTGAAGTAGACCCAGAAACACTAGAGGTTGTAGAGAAGAGAAACAAGTATACATATTTGGAGGTTAAACCAGACTTCTTCAATATTCATGGAGACTGGGATGTTGAGGTAGCTCCTGACAGTGTAGAGGTACAAAGTCGGGCAATAGAGATGCAGAAAGCACAAGCGGCTTTAGCACAATTAGCTCCGTTCTTTGTAGACCCGAATAATGCACAGGCAGCACTTGCCAATCCAGTAGGATGGGTAAATGGGCCTAAGATGTTAGAGTGGTATATGGAAACCAATGGAGTTCCAAAAGAGAACATGGCGGTATTAGGAGAGGACGAAGATATTTCAGTAGAGAGGGCCGAATTACAGGGTAGACAAATGCTTTCAGGAGAGGAAGTCCCAGGGATTCCAGGAGAGCCAGAAGTACACAAGAAGGTTCATGTAGAGCAGTTGAGGCTTATTAATAAACAAAAGAAAGAGCTTGAGAAACAGTTTGAACAATATCCCCCAGAGTTAATGCAGTATATGTTAGTAACTCCAGAGGGTAAGAGACTAGAGGAACTTGACAAGATAGCGAACCGATTTGCAGAGCACTTGATGACAGACGACCAGCCAAAACAGCTTGAAGGACAGGCGGTAGTTCAAGAGGCACAACCACCACAGCCACCACAGCCAGAGGTTCCTATGCCCCCAGGAATGAGTCCAGCAGCAGGAGGTCAACCTCCAATGCCAGCAGGAGCGAACCAGATGTCGGGAATGAGTCCAGAAGAGGGGATTCCTCAGGGGAGACCTCCGATGGCCGAAGGCGGTATATAAATTAAGTAGTAGTAACTATGAAAGTAAAGGAAATGCCAGTTCCTAAAAGGCCCATTCAGTTATTGGATGGCGATGATTTAGAGGCTTTAGTAAAGTTTTCTAAGGGCAAGGAGTTTGAAATTTTAAAAGACCTAGCCCAGAAAGAGAAGTATCAAAGGTACCAGAGCGACTTTCTGACGGCAAAAAGTCTGGAGGACATAAACTTCATTCGTGGAGTGAATGTGGGAATAGACTTTATCTTAGATTCAGTAAACAGGGCACAGGAAGAATTGAAGAGCCGAGGTGCTGAAGTTGACAATGAGGACGATTTAAAATAATATGGTAATACCTATGGATAAAAAGAAAAAGCAGGAAAAATTCGAGGAGTTCTATGGAAAGTTTGTGCGAAAGTGTCTAAGTGAGAACATGCTTCCCACTATGACTATAAGATACGAGCACAACGGAATATTTCCACTTCTTGACTTCTATGAGGTAAACGAGAAGGAGAAGGAGGAAATACTTAGCTCTTTAAATAAAAAGTAGTAGTTAAATTTTTACAATAAGTAATAATGGATGAAGAGATGAAAGTAGCTGATGCTGCTGTAGCCCCTGAAGCCCCTGAGAAGGAAGTAATTCCTGAGGAGCCAAAGGACGCACAAGTGCAAGAGGCTGATGCCCCATCAACCAGTGAGGTGGACGCAGAAAAAGAGGTATCTGGTGAGGATAAGGTTGGTACGCCTGATTCCAAATGGGAGAATGACAAGAGAAGTATGGCAGAGAAGATTAAGGCATTGGAGAATGAGAAAAATGAGTACCTTCAGGCGAAGAAAATGCTAGAAGCACTTGATAGTGCAGCAGCAAATGACCCTGAATTTATGAAGTTAGCAAACAAGAAATTGGTAGAGCAAGGTTTGCTTGACGAGTCCGTATTAGAGAAGTTGAACTCGGCACCTTCCCAGTCACAGGCACGGCCACAGACTGACGAGAGTGCAAAGAGTCCTGCTGTATTATGGGCCGAGCAAAAGATGCGAGAAGAGCACGAGAAGAGGGAGAAATTCTTCGTTAGTTTCGAGGAAAGACACCCTGATTTAACTGAAGGCTCGCCTGAAGTCATAAGAGCGAACCGAACTGCTATTGGAGCAGCGGCCGCAAAGAAGATGGCTGAAGGAGGAGTTTCCGAAGAGGAAGCTTTTGAATTCGCATATAAACTTATAATGAACCCAACCCAACTTGTTGAGGAGGGCAAATTACAAGGTATTGCACAAGCACAATCTGCATCACCAGTCGAGGGAGCTGCTTCAGGAGGAGCTGCAAACTCTTCAGGGAAAGGAGAACTTACCCCTGAACAAAGAGAGGCTGCACGACTCTTTGGCATTACAGAAGAAGCATACGCCAGAAACTTAGAGGAGTAATCCTTTAATTAATTTAAACAGTTAATATCATGACAGGCGCAAGAGTAATTAAATCTCTTTCTGGACAGGATAGGGTTCACATGGAATTTAACGCAGGAGGCACATTTGCTGCCAACGACTTCGTTAAGTTTGACGACTCAGGAGAAATTGTTGTCGGAACAGGTGGAACTGGGATTTTAGGAGTTGCAAAAGAGGCAGGTGCTTCTGGAACAGATAATGTTCTAGTTGACATCACCCCTAATATGGTTGTTTTAATGGACAATGACAATGACTCTGACACCTTTGCTGCTACCGATATAGGTCTTTGCGGAGACTATACTGGTGCAACGGGTGCTCACGTAATTGACACAAGTTCACTAAGTTCAACAATTGCAGGACTAAGATGTATAGCCTATAACCCACAAGGTTATGGTTATGACTCAGACACAAGTATTGGACTATTCTTTGTTAATGAGAGAGAACTAGCTGAGAGAGAGCTTTAAGGTTAGACTTATAAAACTCGAATTATTTTATTTTTATTAGATATAGCAAATGGCAAACACAGCAGTTTCAACACCCGCTACAATTGCCGCTAATGCAAAACTTGTTGACCCAGGGATTAAGGAGGTCTTAGCTGACGAGTACAAGATGCTGGATGAAAAACTCATGAAGATTTTCAAGCCAGTAGAATTGAGAACTATAAGCGAGGACTTTGCTGGATACTCTGGTATTGGAAGCATTCCTTTAGTCAATGAGGCTGAGGAGTTCGGAGAGGATGCAATAATGCACACCTACGACACGACTCTTACTGCATACAAATATGGTCAATTACTACCAATTTCTTATGAATTGTTAGAGGACGACCTAAGCGGTGCGGTCGAAAAAGCCAAATATGGCTCAAGGGCACTTTCAAGAAAGTCAGAAGGTTTAGGGGCAAGCGTTTTCGTTAACGCTTTCGATACATCATATACTTCATACGGAGACGCACTCCCACTATGTTCAACAGCTCACACAAGAGCGGACGGTGGGTCAAATCAAAGTAACGCAAGTTCATCTGGTGTTACCTTAACCGAGGCAAACTTGGAAACAGGAATCCTTGCATCTAGGGAGCAGTTAGACGATAGGGGTAACCTTATTTCTATAGTCCCTGATACACTGTTAGTACCTCCTGCATTGGAGAAAGAAGCTCTTATAATAACTAAGAGTTCTAACAGAAGCGAGACAGCGGATAATGATGCTAACGTCTATAACATGAAGCAGTACACTGGTGGACAGCTTAAAGTAGTCGTTTGGGACTACCTAGGAGCAGCCGCTGGAGGTTCTGACACAGCATGGTTCTTACTATCTTCAGGAGACCACAACGTCAACTGGGGTTGGAGAAGGAAACCATCTGTAAAGAGGTTAGACGAGAGCGTTGGTGCTAAGAACGAAATCTACTACTGGAAGATGTCCTTTAGGGCAGCTTACGGTTGGAGAGACTGGAGAGGTGTATGGGGCTCTAAGGGAGACGGCGCATCTTATTCTAGCTAGCATACGGGAAGTCGTTAAGTACTTTATAACTCAACTTAACCGAGTAGTGGGCGTAACCCACTTCCTACCAAACTAAGTTGACCTTGGGGATAAACAAGGGAATATATATTAGTTTATTTACAAATACGATGGCAAATACACATTATAGTGGGCCAATAGTAAGTGCTGGTGGATTCACTGGAGACCTTACAGGAGATGTAACAGGAGCCGTTACAGGAGCCGTTACAGGAGATGTTAACGGATATGTAACACGACAGAGTGAAGACGTAACAGTGAACTCTACTGGAGTGGCTATTTCTGCCGACACGGATTTTGCCTCATTAACTTCTGCTAATGCAAACCATATAGCTATTTTACCTTCCCCAGTGGTAGGAAAAGTAGTTAGAGGTGCTATAGCAGGAACAGGTTGTGAAATTAGAAGTTCTGTCCCAACGGGCATAGCTATTAACGGAACGACTGGTTCAGGTGTAGAAGCGGCTTTGGCTGCGGACGCATCTTTTGAGGCGGTATGTGTTGGAGACACAAAATGGATTCTGCACAATTTCAGCTCGACTGGAATAGTAACGAGTCCTATACCAGATTAAGACCTGGCAGACTACCTCTTTACAGGGGTAGTTGCGAGTTCTTAATAATTTTAGTAGTAGTAATATTATGTCTAAAAAACTCACTATAGGTGTCTCCATGATTGTTAAAAACGAGGAAGAGATGCTTTCTCGTGCACTAGAATCTGTAAAAGAAGCAGACATTATAACTATAACTGACACAGGAAGCGAAGACAAGACTGTAGAGGTTGCCAAAAGATACACAGACGACATACATCATTTCAAGTGGGTAGACCATTTTGGGAAAGCAAGGCAATACTCTAAGGACAAGTGTAAGGCGGACTGGATAATCACGGTAGATGCTGACGAGGTATTAAAGACAGACTTCAAGAAAGTGAGAGAGGTTATCGAGAAGGCCGATAAAGAGGGCTATGTTTTTGTTAATGTGGATGTGAAATCAGAGAGTGGTTCAGGACAAAATAAATTCCCCCGTATTTACAAGAATATTCCTGAAGTTACCTGGCATGGTCCTGCACATAATTATCTGCACTACAATGGGAAGATGGTTGGAAAGTCATACCCTTCTGACATAGTTATCGAGTACGGTTTCTCTCCAGCACACAAGAAAGACCCTGACAGAACTTTAAGAATCCTTAAAAAGGCCATAGAAGAAAATCCTGAACTAACAAGGGAGAGGTTTTACCTAGCGAGAGAATACTTTTATAGAAAGAATTGGGAGAAGTGTATAGAGCACCTAGACGAGTATATTCCTAGGAGTAGATTTTTAGGAGAGAGAAATGATGCTTGGTTAGTAAGGGCGTACTGCTTGTCAGGGCTTAAGAGGTATAACGAGGCCTGTGACAGTGCTTGGCAGGCACTCAAGTATAATGCTAATTTTAAGGAAGCACTTCTATTTATAGCTAATCATATGGACTCTGTTAATAAGAAAAGGTGGAAGAGTTTTGCTGAGTTAGCCGACAATAGTAATGTTGTATTTGTTAGGGAAGTAAAATAATGCCAACAAGTAGACCATACCACTTAACGTGGTTGTGCAACAAAATTATAGAATTACAGCCCCAGAGTATTTTAGACATAGGGGTAGGTTTCGGTAGTAAGGGTATGCTTTTTAGGGAGTATACCGACGTGTGGAGTGGGAACATGTTTGATAGGAAGGTGAGGATTGATGGAGTAGAAATCTTTAAAGAGTACGTAGGAGACTTACAAAAGGAAATCTATGACAATATATACATCGGAGATATTAGAACACTCATAAATACTATAGGAGACTATGACCTTATTTACATGGGGGACGTAATAGAGCACTTGGAGCACGAGGACGGGTTGGAGTTAATAGAGCAGTTAAAAAGAAAGTGCAGGGACCTTATAATAGTAACTCTTGTAAAGGTTTCTGAGCAGGGCAGTGTTTATGGGAATGAGAACGAAACTCATTTAAGTCAGTGGTTTTTATTAGACTTTGACGATTTTAGTGTTATAGAGATTAATAATAGTTTGGTAACGCATTATAGAAAGCCAGAATTATACTATTGTGAGGGTATGAAGTTTTATGGGGAAAGGGCTTTAAGACTGTTTGGCTTTAATCGTTATAGTGGGAAAGAGGGTGAGGCGGCTGTATTTCTGGGACTGTATTTTCCAGAGGACTACGAGGTGTATAAAAAGCATGTTGGGAAGAAGACTGTGTTTTGGAACGGCTCTGATGTGTATAGGTTACTAATAACAAAGAAGTTCCAGGAGATATTAAAGGAATACCCTGCAAAACATGTGTGTCATAATGAGTTATTGAGAAAGGAATTAGAATCCGTAGGGATTGAAGCTAAGGTACAACCCTTGTTTTTTGCTGATGTAGATGATTATAAAGTATCCTTTAAGCCTAAGAAGAATTTAGAGGTCTATGTTAACGCTCATCCTGGACGAGAAGATGAGTATGGAGTTCCTCTAGTTATACAGGCTGCGAAGAGGTTGCCTAATGTAAAGTTCTTTATTTATGGAGTGGACGGAGTGGATAAAGAGAATGTTGAGTATATGGGTTGGTTAGAAGAAGAAGAGGCAGATAAAAGAATGAGTAAGCACCATGTGTGCCTTAGATTGAATAATCATGATGGTTTAAGTCAGTTGGTTATAAAGGCAGGATTATGGGGTCATTATGTAATCACAAGACAGGATATTCCGGAGACGATTCAAGTCAAAGACGTAGTTAGTCTTATAGAAGAGATAAGGGGCTTAGAAGGGACTACAGAGCCCCAAGGGGGGCTTAGGAATTGGCTTCTTAAACAGAATCTGAATAGCTTGGAGTGGTTGCAATTTAGGGGATAAACTTGTAATATGAGAGTAGTACATAAATTAAACGTTTAATTGTATGGCAGCAGAGGTAATTAAAGTCCTTGATGGAGTCACTGCTACTACAACATCCGCTGCGGTCAATATTGAGGACGCAAAGAAGGTTGTTTTAGTATGTAACAGAGCCGCTCATGCTTCTGGCAGTTCTGCATTTACGGCACAGGTTAGTGTAGACGGAGTCAATTATATTGACTACAAGAAATTTATTAGTAATGCCAATAATACTAATGTCCAGGGATTAACGAGAGTTACAACCCTAACATTAAGTGCTAATGGCACTGATTTCTTGACCATGGACCCAGATGACGGATTCAAGGATATCAAGGTCAAAGTGACCGAAACAACTGACGGAACACATAGTGCATGGCTTTTTATACAAAGATAAATTAAGTAGAAATATTTCCTCCAGTAGTAGAAGAAAGTAGGGCATACTAATATATGGCTTACGACTGGCTTAAAACATCAAATAATGCAAGGACAACCCTTGCTACAGCGATAGATTCCGACGACACTTCAGTAGTAGTTGCTACAGGTGATGGGAGTCTTTTTCCTTCTTCAGGGAGATTTAGAATAACACTCTGGAGTAGTGAGTATTCTACCCCAAAAGAAGATGTGAACATGGAGATAATAGAAATCTCCTCAATTTCAACTGATACAATGACAGTAGCCGCTAGTGGTAGGGGACAAGAGTCTACCACTGGTGTAGCACATTCTGCGGGAAGTAATGTTGCACTCTTAGTGACAGCAGGTTATATAGACGAAATGCAGGACTACATAGAGACCTATGCATTAACTGCTACGGGTCCAACTGGCGCCACTGGTCCAACAGGACCTACTGGCGCCACAGGTCCAACAGGACCAACAGGGGCTGACAGTACTGTAACAGGACCAACTGGACCGACAGGACCAACGGGACCTACAGGGCCTACTGGTCCCACAGGTGCTGACAGTACCGTAACAGGTCCAACAGGGCCTACAGGGCCTACTGGTCCAACAGGACCAACAGGACCAACGGGTGCCGATAGTACTGTAACAGGACCTACAGGACCTACAGGACCTACTGGGTCTACTGGGCCTACTGGTCTGACAGGTCCTACTGGGCCAACGGGACCTATAGGGCCTACTGGTCCAACAGGTGCTGACAGTACTGTAACAGGGCCAACTGGCCCGACAGGAGCCACAGGTCCAACTGGAGCAACAGGTCCAACTGGAGCTACCGGTCCCACGGGTTCTCAAGGACCAACAGGAGATACCGGAGCGACAGGACCACAAGGAGTTACAGGTCCCACAGGTCCCACCGGGGCAACGGGTGCAGATAGTAATGTTCCAGGGCCTACTGGGCCTACGGGACCTACGGGAGCCACGGGGGCGACAGGACCTATCGGACCTACCGGGGCGACAGGAGAGGCTGGGGACATATACGCAACAACCTCAAGCACTTCTCTTAACCTAGATACGATTACAGGAGAAAACTCCATTACTGTTGATAGTGGACTTGCTTATAGTGCAGCACAATCGGTGATAATAGCTAATGATGACACTAATTACATAGAGGCTACAGTAGTTTCATATACAGGAACTACTTTGACCTTTACAGTTGATACGGCATACGGAACAGGAACTTATACTAGCTGGTCTGTAAATCTTGGTGGTGCTCCAGGACCTCAGGGGGCAACTGGCCCAACGGGTCCAACAGGTGCTTCAGGTTCAACTGGTTCTACTGGTCCAACGGGAGCGACTGGGCCGACTGGTGCAACAGGTCCAACTGGTCCTACAGGAGCTACAGGAACGACTTATGAATGGAATGGTGCTTGGGTAACGGGTACACCTTATTCCT